GATGTGGGGCGCGTGACTCCCCAAACAAAGGCCTCATCATGCTAAGCGATCTTCTAATCCTCCTAAATCTCGCAGGACCATGCGCTCAATACCGGGATGTCGGTAGTACCCGACCTCACCGTTGAACTGAGCGACAACATTCCCGTAGCGGTACACCTGCACCTGGTTGACCAACACCGGATCAACTTGTACGCGCACGTTGAAGGTTTGTAAATCCTTACCGTGAACTGGTACGATGCGGGCGTCCGCGACGTCGTGCGCACGCAGAAAGTCGCCAATGACAGGTATGTCGCGGCAGGTAGGCAATAACCCTGCTACGACGGAGTGGCGATAATCAGCACGACGTCGGTGAGAGCACGGGTTGACAGTCCACCACAACCGAGCGAGTAAACGCCCAGAGAGTGGAGCGAAGAAGTACTTGCCACCCAGAGCTGGCCACCATTGGCCAGAACAGAAGGTGACATCCCACACTGAGTCGAAAATCCTCCACTCAGGGGTAATTCCTGCTTCGCGCTCAAAATCTGCCATCCGTTCCAATTTTGCCCTATCGGCGCTGCTGGCGACAAGGAGCATGTCATCACCATTAACGATAACATCACACTCAATGCCGCATGCCGTGGCAGCAAACGCCGATACAAGCGCATTGATGAGAGAATTACCAGAGGTAGTATCATTGTGTCCGGACTTAACAGTGCCGTCAAGCGTATAGGTGAATCGATGTGCGTAATCGAATCGAACCTTGAAGCATTGATCGACAAATCGCGCCAATTTTGGCTCGAGAAGTCCTAACAACCTGACCTTAACCTCATGGTGGCCTCGTTGCATAGTCGAGTCCCACGCTTTACCATCCCTCTCATAAAACACCGCATCGCCATAGCGAGACAAGCTTTCACTCATCCAATCACCATAGCTGGCAGAGTTCATCCCGGAGCCGAAAGTCACGTAACACGTGCCAATCTTAAGCCTCTGGAAAACGTCGCCTGCGGCTTTCTGAAAGCAGGTAAAGTGTGG